AACCCAGCGTCTAGCCGCAGACTTCCTTTATGCTATCAAGCAGCGACTGACGCATCCAATGTACGAAGAACTACAGCAGGCATATGCCGCTGGGGTTGGGTTCAAATCTAAGACAGCCTCCTGGCAGGCTACCCGCGTCACCTTCGGTGATGAACTCAGAGAGTCCTCTGAGAAGGACCCAAATATCGAGGCAGTCGGTATCGGTGGTCAGATTTACGGTAAGCGTGCCGATATGATCCTGATAGATGACGCAGTTACCTTGTCTAACGCAAATGACTTTGAACGACAGATCAAGTGGCTTACCCAAGATGTACGCTCCCGTCTCAACCCGACAGGCAAACTCATCGTTATTGGTACCCGCGTAGCAGCAGTAGATTTATACAAAGAACTACGTTCACCCGATAGATACCCTGGTGGTCTGGTCCCTTGGACCTATCTGGCTATGCCAGCCCTATTGGAAGCCAATGAGAACCCCGATAAGTGGGTCACTCTCTGGCCTTATTCAGACCAACCCTTTGATGGTCAACCTGAAGAGCAGAAGACAGAAGAAGGCTTGTGGCCTAGATGGAATGGGCGCAACCTTTACAACGAGCGTCAGGCTATGGACGCTAGTACGTGGGCTTTGATTTATCAACAGCAAGATATATCTGATGATGCAATCTTTGATCCAGTCTGCGTGAAAGGCTCCATTGATGGAATGCGAAAAGCAGGTCGATTGGTGCCTGGCAGTCCAGGTCATCCCAAAGACCTCAACGGTTTCAGTTTTGTTTGTGGACTGGACCCAGCAATGGTCGGAGACACAGCGGCAGTATGTTATGCGGTTGATAGGACTTCTCATAAGCGCTACATTGTGGACGCTATCAAGATTACGCGTCCTACGCCTGCACAAATCCGACAACTCATTACCGATTGGACTAACGTATATGCACCATCGGAATGGATCGTGGAGCGTAACGCCTTTCAATCTTTTCTCACGCAAGATGAGGGAATTAGACAATTCCTTGCATCCAAAGGAACTGTCCTAAGAGAGCACAACACTGGTAATAACAAGTGGGATGCAGGTTTCGGTGTGGCTTCTATGTCCACACTCTTTGGAACCAAGCAACCTGATGGAAAGCATCACAGAGATAATCTGATTCATCTTCCATCTGACCAGACAGAAAATATCAAGAGTTTGATAGAGCAACTTATTACCTGGTCACCTACCACTAAGGGTAAGACCGATATGGTGATGGCCTTGTGGTTCTGTGAAATCAAAGTACGTGAATGGCTCAACCAAGGCATTCACCAGACGCATCATCTCAAGAATCCATTCTTATCACGTTATGAAAAAGGCAAGCGAATGGTCATCAATATCGATGAACTACTTGCTGAAAAAGACAGACAGTTCATCTAGGAGAACCAAGTGCTTACAGTCAAAGAGGTAGTCGCTAAGGTATCGCGTCTTCAAACGAAGTACGCTGCCCGCGACCAGCGTATGCGCGACGTGCTATCCGTGCGTCAAGGTGACATTAGCAAGGTTTATCCTGCGATGTTCTCAGAGGAATATCCCAAGCCTCTCGTTGCTAACTTCGTAGATGTTGCAGCTCGTGACCTCGCTGAGGTTATGGCTCCGCTTCCATCGTTCAACTGCGCTGCTACCAATATGGTTTCAGACTCAGCACGTAAAGCCGCAGATACTAGAACCCGTATCGCTAACCATTACATCTCAATGTCAGAATTACAAATCCAGATGTACAATGGTGCTGATTGGTTCAATACCTACGGTATGTTGCCAGCAATCGTAGAGATGGATTACGAGACAAACAATCCTCGTATTCGCTTGCTCAATCCATTTGGTGTTTACCCAGAGATTGATAGATTTGGTCGTACGATTTCTTTGACTCAGGTTATTCAAACTGATGCTGAAACATTGGCATCGCAGTACCCAGAGTTTGCTTCCCAGATTATGCCTAAGACTTCTTTCACAATGGGCAGCCCTTACATTTCAATGGTTCGTTACCACGACAAAGACCAAGATGTTGTCTTCTTGCCAGATCGTGAGAACTTAGTTTTATCTAACTTGCCAAACCCAACTGGCAAATGTATGGCTCGTGTTGCTGTCCGTTCATCTATTGATGGAGAAGTACGCGGTCAGTTCGATGACATTTTGGCTGTACAACTTGCTCGTGCTCGCTTTGCTGTATTACAAATTCAAGCGGCAGAAAAATCAATTCAAGCACCGATTGCTATTCCGCAGGATGTACAAGAACTTGCTCTCGGTCCTGATGCGATTATGCGTTCTGCTAATCCACAAGCAATCCGTCGTGTACCGCTAGAACTTCCTAACGGAGTCTTTACAGAGTCTGGTGTACTAGAACGCGAACTCCGTCTTGGCGCTCGTTATCCAGAAGTACGCTCAGGTAACATTGACGCATCAATCATCACAGGTCGTGGAGTTCAAGCGCTACAAGCTGGCTTTGATACTCAGGTTCGTGCAGCACAAGCACAGTTTGCACGCCTATTTACTGAACTTGTTTCTCTCTGCTTTGAAACAGATGAGAAAATCTTTGGCTCTATGACCAAAGAAATCAAAGGCGTTGATGATGGTACGCCATTCAATATGAAGTACATCCCAAGCAAGGCTATTGCTGGTGAGTATGGAGTAGATGTTCGTTACGGCATTATGTCTGGTATGAATCCAAACAATGCCATCATTGCTTTGCTACAGATGCGTAGCGATAAACTTGTAAGCCGCGACTATGTACGTCGTGAGATTCCAATGGAGCTAAATGTCACTCAAGAAGAACAGCGTGTGGATATTGAAGAGATGCGCGATTCTCTTCGTATTGCTGTTGCTCAATACGCCCAGGCTATTCCTGCGATTGCAGCACAAGGTCAAGATCCTTCTCAAATCGTTTCCAGAATCGCCGAAGTAATCAAGGGCCGTCAAAAAGGTTTACAGTTAGAAACAATCGTGGAGAAGGTGTTTGCACCAGAGCCACAACCAGAAGTGCCAATGGGCGAACAAGTTCCAGCAGCAGGTATGGCCCCCGTTCCTGCCTCGCAGCCAACTCCAGAACAAATGGGTGCGGCCCCTGCTGCTGGCGCTCGTCCAGATATAGCAACTCTACTCGCATCTATTGCAGGGTAAGGGAGGTGTAATATGAAAAAAGGTGGTCGCGCAAAGGCTTCGGTCCAGAAGCCAACTGAAGGCTCAAAGAAGGCTCCAATGCCAAAAGGCGGAAAGCTAGAACTTGGCTATGCAGGCAAAGCTCGCAAAGGCAAGAAGGCTTAGTGTTATTTGAAAGGACAGAGCGTGGACGAAGATAAAGACTATGTACCACGTTCTGTCACTTTCGCAGATTTTTTAGTAGTCATATCAGGATTCGCAGTAAACATAGTTAGAGCCATAGAGATGCTCACTTCAGAATTATTAGATTTAGCAGTGTATAACGCAAATAGAAAAACAAAAGTTTCCAGAGTGTGGGAACAATTCACATCAGATTTAGAGAAGATGGAGGACAACAATGGCTGATACACCAATGAATCCGTTGGCTGGAGCTGCAGGTCCTGGACCATTTTCTACACGTACAGATAACTTGAGATTCCAGCCACAAGAATATGGGCAGGGAGTCCAATATAATAAAAATTTACAAGCTGTTGAAGTATCTAAGACACCAGATGTTCGTGGCGCTACTGCTACAGAGGTACGTCAGGCGGCAACTCGTGGCAGTGGTATGGATTTATACGCACCAACAAGTAATCCAAATGAGCCAATAACTACAGGCATTCCAATAGGTAAGGGTGCTGGACCAGAAGCTCTAGCAATGACAGGTATTCAGACAGAGAAACTATCCGACATCCTTGCAAAGATGCTTCCCTACGATCAATCAGGTGAGGTAGAGATTCTCTATCAGCGTGCATTAGCGCGAGGTATGTAGTGCCACAAAATTCAATTACATCTGCAGCAGCGCAAGCTGGCCTTACTCCAAGTCAGAAGGCTCAGGTTGACGGACTACAAAAGTTACTAGATTCTCATAAGGGTCTATTAGCGCTGCCTGCACCTGTAGCTCAAAAGAAGTTTCAATCTTTACCACAAGATCAACAGACTGCACACGTTGCACTCTTTGGTGGACAAGATAGCGAAGCACCAGAGCAGAAGCGTGGCTGGCTTGGTAGTGCTATTCACTACACAGGTGAAGGTATCAAGCAAAGCATTGGTCGCGTATTTGGCGCACTAAACGAAGTGTCAGATTTTATGACCCGTGTTTATCGTACGGGTGCTATTGCTATTGACCAAGGTGTAGACCTTGACAAAGCATTCAAGATGGCAAACGATAAGGGCGACCAAGTATTTAGCCCAACTCGTATTGCAGATACTCGCAATAAGTACGGTTCAGATAGAACTAATGTTGCTATCAAGGTAGCCCAAGGTATTCCACTAGACCAAATTATCGCTTCAGGTACTGAGGCTGAAAAGGTTATTGCTGCATCTGCAGCCAAAGGCGAAGATAAACTATTCCAAGATGCACTTGATAAGGTGCAAGCATCTAAGTATTCACCAGGTCGTCAGTTAGCAAACCTCCTTCTTCCAGAGGGCTTAGAAGGTTCTGGCTTTTTATACAAGGGAATCTCAGGATTTGCCGATGCTGCCTATCGAGTATTCGCAGATCCGACACTTGCTTTAGGTAAAGCCAAGAAAGCATACGACGCCGCCAACTATGCTTTGTATAAAGTGGCAAAGAATCCAGAAATGCTTGATAAAGTATTTCAGAATACTGGCGTAGTAAACTTTTTCAATACATACGGCAAAGAACTTGATAATCTCAAGACTGCTCGTAAAGCAAATGACCTTGTTGCCGCAGAAAAA